GTCTGTGAATATTGGTAATTACAACAGGTAGAATTTTCCCTGTTTCCAAGTCATGTAAATAGATACTAACACTTCCAAATAAATTATACATCTGTGAAGATTGGAAATCAGTAAGGAATCCTGTAGTTAAATTCCAAGTTTCCTGAATATCATTCCTATAATTAACCTTGCCTGATTCAAGTGTAGTATTATTATAGTTCTGCAAGTAAGTTTGCCTTGTGAAATTATAGTTCTTTATTTCATTCCCATCTATAACTAACCAATCCCATCCACCACGGGCATTTAAATAGTAAAGGCAATATCTTTTACAAGTGTTCTTTACAGTAAATGTTTTCCAATTGTTGTAATTGATAGTGTATTCATCAACGGTGAGGGTATTTCTCCAAACAAGAAAATCTGAATTAAATGCTTCTGTAAATTCACCTGCTAATGGAATTTCAACAGAAGGTATAAACTTTACATAGGTCTTTGCAACCCCTGTAAATAGTGTAGAATCAAGTAAAGTAGTAGAAGCATAGGTATTTACCGTAGAAGCATCAAATAAGCCACTAAACAGGAAATACTGCCTTTTATCAGCAATGGGAATTATTGGGTTTGAAAGATAGTGTGATTCAGGTTCTGTATATTCTGTATAACTCCAATCATTCCAAAAAGTTGTCTGTGAATACAGGGTTTCAACTTCATCAGTAATTATATAAACATTAAACAACTTGCTTTGTTCATTGTTTTCCTGCCAAATTACATTAGAAAAATCAATACTGTTTGCAAGGTAATTCCTACATACTTCATTTAATTTGAATTTACATTCCCCATCAAAAGAATAACATCTACCTTTATAGATTTCTGTGTTATCTGCTGTTATCCTGTAATCTATGTAATTACCACCATCTAAAGAGCAATAAGTATCTTTCCAAATAGGAAGGGTTGCAACATTACCAAGATTAACACTAAAATTCAATGTTCTTTGTGTTCTTGTTGTGTAAGTGATACTGTAATTCTTAATTGAATTGGTGCTTCTATTTGCATCTTCCTTTATATGAATCAGCATTTGTTTATATCCCAATGTTGGAACTGTTCTTACTGTTACTTCATATACATCATAAGAATTGACAGTAAGCCCATATATAAGTGCATCCCCTGCAAAAGTTTTATATAAATACAAATCAGATTCATTTGCAGCAAGAACATTAGTATCTGTTAATTCATAGTAGTTAATTCCATCTATAGTTATCATAGTTTAAGTTTATTTTAGAAAGTCCCCAATGGTTTTGAACTTTAGCCCTTGGGGACTGTTATATTATTGTTTAATTCAAATTCAGTCACAATTACAGAACAATTATTCTTGCCAATCCTTCATTTATATCCTGTTCAAGTGCTTCTTCAATCTTTGGAAGCCAAATAGCATTTAATTCTTCAATTGTATTTGCAAGTTGGTTTCCTGCTTCTATTCCATCTTCTGCTATCTTTCTACCAATTAAAAAAGCAAGTTGTTCATTTGTTGGGGTTATTCCATTTACTTCCCTTGGAATTACAGGCTTATCTTTAATCCATTTAAGTATAGCAGCAGGGGGTGGAAACTTACCTGCTTTTCTTCCGTGCTCTACATACTTCCAATAATCAGCAAGAGAAAGTTCCCCTATGTAATTCCAATTGTCAATAACAACATTTGCCTTTACTGATTGAATAAGGTTTCCTGTTGCCTTTTTATCATCTGCAATTAGTTTCTGTTTGTATAATTCACTAACAGCAGCCATATAATCAGTTAGGGTTTGATTCAAGTGTTCAAAGGTTAATTCTTCCATAGTTAGTTATTCTTTTTCCATTTTTGAATTTCTGCTTTCTGCCTTTCTATTTTTTCATTCCTGTAGGCAACAATATTAAAGAATTCATAGATTCCCATATTCCAAACAGTAGCCCAAGTTTCCCTTGTGGTTTCAGATACAGAATCAATTAAATTAAGCCATTGATAAGAATCTGATACAGTTTCTGAATTTCCTGTTCCATCTGTTCCATCTTCTTCTTGTCCTTCACTTTCTTCCTTGCCATCCAATCCAAATAAATTAGCATACCCTGAATTGAAGTCACTAATTCTTTTAGAAAAAAAAACAAGATGGAATTTGAAGTAGTTATAGGTACATTGTTTTCAATAGTTTCAGTTAGTTCAGCAATATCATACCCTTCATTATATTTGCAACCCTTGGGGATAATAAAGCAGGAAAGAAGATTAGCAAGATATTTCATATTGTCCTTTTTAGCCCAATAAGTTTGAAAATCTATATACTGTGCAATTGTCATTTTCTGCAAGTCAGTTTCTATTGTGTATTCCTTGCCATTTATTTTAATCTTCTTGGAATTCCAATTCTTATTGAACTTGAATTCATTTAACCAAGCCATTTTAGAAAGCATTTCTTGCAGTTCCTGAACAGTGTAGTTATAATATATTTTATCTTCATCTACACCCATTAAAAGAGCAAGAACAGCAATATTAATTTCAGTAGGGGAAAGTTGTGAATCTTCTGTTATTTCTACAATCTGTTTATAAAGGGAAATACTTACATCTTCCCAAGAATTATATAATAGTTTATCCATATTTTTCTGCTAATGTTTTTCTGTGTTGCTTATTACCAAAAGATATAGAATAATTGCTTTTGGTTTTTGTCTTTCTCATTGTATTAATTGCCATTGCAGAAGCCATTACTATATCATCATGCAATCCGTAAGGTGCATTATAAGTAATCTTTCCTGTTGGGGTTATTTCCATAGCATAAGCACTGAATTCCCTTCTTTGTTCATCATTTTCATACAGGGTTATATTCCCCTTTCCAATTTCTGCAACAAGGTTTTCAATAATTTCCCTTTTGGAAGTATTGGAAGTAGTAAATTCAACTATATCCCCTGAATAAACAGATTTAATATCTTTCTTTAACAGGGACAAATAAACTTCACCAATGGAATTAGTTTCTGCAACCACCTTTTTTATTTTGGTTGTATCAATCTTCTTTATTTGGTTAATAATCCATCCTATTTGGGTTTCTGCTTTGTATTTACAGTTGTTCATTGCTAACAGCCTTTGAACACCATTTTCATCAAAAGCACTAACTACAGTATAATCACCATTAACACCATTGCCCCAATCAATTCCTATATACAGTTCATTATATCCTTCTGTATCAAACTGCCTTCTACCTGTGTTTTCTTCAACCCATTTAATAGATTTAATTTCAAATACATTTCCACCATCTTCAACAAATTCCCCAAGATATTCTGTTATAAATTGGTTTTGGGGCATTGTGTTCCTGTATAGTTCAAGTTTTTCAGGGGAAAGGAATTCAGAAGTATCAAACTTACACAGGTCAAATGATTCAACATTAGGTGCATTGTGTGCTAACCCAATCTGATAGAAATTATAGAAAGTACCTGATTTAAGTCTTGGTGTGCTAACCATTAAAGTATTAGCATTATTTACATCAGTCCAAGGGGAAATGATATTAAATATTTCTTCACTTATATATGCTGCTTCATCAATACACAGGATTCCACCCCTTGAAATTGTATAACCCCTTAAAGTTTCCTTCTGTTGTGCGGACTTGAAATAAATAACAGAACCATTTATAAACTCTATTTCAAGCAGGGAATCATTATGTTTGTCTATAATCCCTGAATTAATACAACCACTAACTATTTCCTTATAAATCTTTCTACAGTTGGTAATAGTCAGGGAAAGGCAGATAGAAACAGAAGTAGGATAATTTATTGCATGCCTGATTAATTCCTGTTCAATAATAACTGTTTTTCCTATCTGCCTTTTAGCCTTAACTACAAATATTTTCCCCGCCCTTGTACCTGCCTTTGTTATTGCATCATGTACTACTTTCTGCCAAGGTTTAGGTTTAATTCCTTTAAATATCAGTTTCTTCTTGTCCATTATTGGTTTCCTGTTCTACTTCATCCCCTTCATCACCAAAACTGAATTTCAAAGTTGAATTATCAAGTTTAACTTCTTTCTTTTCAATATACAGGGAATATATTTTATTAAGCATATCAAGAGCCTTTAAAGAGTTGTTTCTATCTTTATCCTTGATTGCATCTACAAGTAAATCTTCCAATCTTTCTATTTGGATTGCACGGCTTTTTTCAATCACTTCATCAGCATTTTCAGCAAGGATTTCATAAGCATCTTTAACATATAAGGAAGCAGTAGAATCAGCCACTTCCCATTGTTCCTTAATCCATTCAATTAGTTTTGCCCTACTCCAACCCTTTCTGATTCTCTTTATGATTTCTGCCAATCTGAATTTTCTTTGATTGATTTCTACCTTGTTTTTACCTGCTGTTTCAGTATAGGTTTCTTGTTTCTTTTTAGTTCTCATAGTTATTGCTTTTAAAGGTTATTTAATTGTGACTGTTTTTTGATTTTCTGCCTGATTTCTTGGTTTCAGGGGCTTCTGTTTGGGGTGGTTCAGATTCATTAGAAACTATATCATTTTCCCCTTGGGTTTGTAGGTCTTTAAAATAGATTTTCCCAACCAAACAAAGGAAATTAAACACACATACAGAACAGCCCCAATTCCTGTTTACTTTACTTCCTGTTGCTTCTTCATAAATATCTGCAACTTTATCTACTAACCACCTTGGGCAATTCTTCACAATCCCTTGGGTAGTTGCACTTTTAAAATGAATTTCAGCATCATATAATGCAGTTAATTGTTCTTTGTTGAATATCATTTTGTCCATATCTTTAATTGAAATATAAATTATAATCTTGTTATTTTTGAAATTTGATTTATAAGCCATTGCAAAATATCCTGAACCAAGTAGAATAAATCTTTCCAAACAGGGGTAAGACAGGAAATAAATAATGCAACAGTTATCAGGGGTATTGTCAATTGGTGTGATACTATCAAATAAACAAAGCAAGCCCACCAACTAACACAAAGTGAACAGTCAAAAGGTTTAAGTGAAATTTCAGTGTAATTGTGCATTTTTAGTAGTTTTTTAACTATAAAATGCTTCAAAGTAGAGATAAAACCACTAACATCTATTATAAAAACACTTATATAACTAATTAGAAATAAGTCTAATACTATCATCATATCCATTATTTTATAGTTTTGAAGTTATTTTTTCCCTTATTTTTTTCACCCAAATATAGACTGTTGAAGCAGAACAGCCCAATTCAGAACCTGTTTTTCTCATTGAACCAAGGGTAGCATATAACAACAGAATTCTTCTTTCTGTTTCATCCAAATAATTCCAAATAATAAACTTGATTTTCTGAATTATTTCTTCTTCATCTGTCATTATATCATCATCTATTTTATATGTCTGTAAGATTTCCATTATGTTCACTGTATTTTTCTTCACCGTTTTCATCATATTGCAAGGATTCTTTATTTATATTATATCTTTTATACATTGTGTAGTAAGGGCTTGTTTTACTGAATACATTGTTTTGAATCATTCCAATAATAAAGTATTCCATTTCACCCTTTTCAAATATATTTACTATTCTATCTTCCTTCTTTTCCAACAGATTCAAATAAATATCTTGTGCTAAATCCTTTAATTCTTCATCAGCCCTTTTAGTTATCTTCTGAATCAGTTTTTCAACAGTCCTTTCTTCTGCCAATTGATTTATTATTTCATTCTTTGTCATAGTTCAATTTAGGTATTAAAAAATGGGATAGATTATATTTCAAACCTATCCCATCTTTATTTAATTCTTGCTGTTTAGTATTTGGTTACATAAGCACTTATTTAAGTGGTTTATTCATTTTTCATAGTTTTCAAGTTTTTCTTCATCATTACAGCCGTCCGCAAGTCTATATAATTCAGCAAGAATTTCACAAGTTATTGGTTTAAGTTTTAGGTTAGTATCAGTTCAGTTTTCCTTTAATCCCTTTATTTCATCTTTCAAATCAGCAACTGTATCTATAAGTTTATTCATTTGCTTATCATAATAATCAAGAAGTTTTCCTGTTTCTTCCACTGCATCCTTTAAGGCTTTTCTTTCTGCAACAGTGAAGTAAATGTAAGCACCAACTAAAAGTGCAAGGGTAATTAAGAATAATACTGTTTTCATGGTCTTATTGTTTTAGGTTATTATTGTTTAATTCAAATCTTATTTGTTCCATCAATCAGGAAGTATTTGCAGTTTGGATTTTCCTTTGCTGCTTCAATCATTCATTTAATCAAAGTTTCCATATTGTTCATTAGTTTTATATTGTTAAACATAAATAGTCTATTAGTTGAAAATTTCAGTAGGAACATCAGCCTTTTTATATGTTGCTTTGCTCATATCAAACATAGCCTTTAGTTCATAACTTCTATCTTGGTTAGCAAAGTCATTAGTATGCTTGCAGTACATCCATACATAGCCAAGAAAGGCTTCTTTTAGTTGTCTTGGATTCCAAATTAGAAAACCATCACCTGCAAGATAGATTAAACATTTATCACTGCCTTGCATCATTTGGTAGAATTTGCAGTTATTGGGAAGTAAATTAACACCACCATTCCACCTATCAATAGCAGATGCATTTAATACATATACATACTTATCTTTTAAATGTTCAGGGGTTTCCCTTGGGTTAAAGTCCATTTTAATCTGTTCTTCAATGCTTGGAAAGAAATTAATGCTGTTGTAATCTATATTCCTTATCTGTCCTACTGTATCAGTTTTATCAGGTAGGTTTCCCCAATAAAGATTTCTGTACATTCCATTAGTTGAAGATAGGCTGTAATAGTCATTCCAATTACCTAATTCATCTTTTAAACAGTGATTCCTTGAAGTTTTAACTTCTTCTTTATATACATCACCATCTACTGTTGTAAGGGTTAGGTCAATATCAAAATCTTCTGTTTCAGGATATGTTACACTGCTAACCCAATCATAATTTTCTACTTGATAGGAACTAACCCATTCAAGTGCTTTTTTGTCTGTTCTATTTCTGTTCATAATGTTTATTGTTTAATTATAAATAGTGTTGAATCCCAAAAAAGTCAAGATTTCTTTAACTTTTTTTGGAATAATCTATTTTACACCCTTCAAGAATTGGGTATAATGCTTAATCTAACCAATAATTGATATTGGTTCTTTATCTAATTTTTGTGGGAAATTTTGTCAATTAGGGGTAGAGAATTCCCTAATTTTTCAACAGCACAAAGTTAATAATTTCAAAATTAATTTGCAAATTTATTTAATAAAAATTAGCAAAAAATTTCAAATTTTTAATAACTTTTTTACCTGTGTTTTTTAAGGCTGAATATGCCTATTTATCATTGATTTTGTTGAATGAAATACTTGCAAATTCACCATTTATTGCTACCTTTGCATAGTTCATTGAAAATTCAGTCAGGTGTTACCTATTTGTGACTGATTTAAAACTGAACCTTGCTAATTTGCTGATAGTAAGGCTTCTAATAGGGTAGGTTCAAAATCCAACGGAATCACAAGATTTCAGTAAAACCCTATTAGAACCACTTCTAATGGGGTTTTTTATTTTGGATTAGTCACAAATTGTTGTATTTTTGCATTTGTTTGTGACTTTATATGTGACTGCCTGTCAAATTTTCTGTGACTGCTTTTTTATTGTTTAACTAATTGTGTTTCATTAAGATGAAAACAACTTTTAACATTACCTTTGTTTGCAGACCATCAAAGGCAACAAAAAGCGGAAGGGCACCCGTAGAAATGGCTATTACCCTGAATGGGGAAAGGTGTATTCTTACCTTACCAAGAAAAGAATTTCCCAAAGAGTTTGCAAAGGCAATTAAAGCCAAGAAAACTAACCCTATTAAGGAATATTGTGAACAGCAGTACACAGATATTCAAAACTACTGTTTTCAGATGCAGCAGAAACATATTCCTTTGACTATTCCCAATATCAGGAAATTTATTCAGACAGGTTGTGCTGATACTTACACCCTTGGGAACTTATTTTCTGAATATTTTGAACTGCTGAACATCAGAAAAGAAGGTGGTGATTTATCTAAAGGTGCTTATGTAATTTATGAAAGGGCAAAGAAGTATTTTCTTGAACATGGTGCAGATGAAAATACAGAACTTATTAACATAACCACTGCTGAAATTCAGAAGTTCACTACTTGGCTTTCTACATCTTTTGAAAATTCTACTGCTGTAACCCTTTATAGGAAGATTCAAACTATTTTCACCTATGCCTTTAATGCAGGTAAGATTACATCTAACCCTACTGCATTGGTGAAGATTAAAAGGCTGAAAAAGGAAGCAGTTTATCTTACAGAAGATGAACTTAATAAGATTGCTACTACTGACTATGCTAATGAATCACTGAACCACTACAGGGATATTTTTGTATTTCAGTGTCATACCTGCTTAAGTTATTCTGACTTGAAATCCCTGAAACAGTCAGATATTAAAGAAAATGAATTTGGCAAGTTCATACAGAAAAAGAGGATTAAAACAGGTGTTGAATATACGGTTCTTTTAGATGCCTATGCTTTTGCCATTTTGGTTAAGTATGACTATGATTTAAAAGTTCCATCAGACCAAAAATATAACACCTATTTAAAGCATCTTGCTAAAATTGCAGGTATCAAGAAGAACATCACTACACACACTGCAAGGCATACAGGTGCAACAATGCTTTTAAACAACGGAACACCTATTGAAACCGTTGCAAAAGTCCTTGGTCATACTAATACCAATCAAACCAAGGAATATGCAAGGATGCTTGATATTACTGTTCTGCAAGACTTGGCAGGATTGGAAGAAAGGAAGCAGGAAAGACAGCAAAAGGCAAGCATTGTAAGAGAACAACAGGAAAAGGTGCTGATGCTGAAAAACCTTATTGAAAGGTACAAAAATGAAGAAATGCCATCTGATGAAGAACTTGAACAAATTGCAGATGATATTATAATGAATGAACCTTTTAACGGCTCTTTAGAAATGGATTTTCTTGAGCAACAGTATGTAGATGGTGATATTACAGAAGAAGAATATAAACAGAAACTGATTGAAATAACCAACAGAAAAGATTAATATGGCAAAGGAACAGCAAATTTATCCTTTAAGCAATTCAAACATTCAAACCTTACAGAATGTTGTAACACAGTTATCACAAGTTTTGGGTGATATGTCACCAACTTACACTGCAACGGCTGAATTTGAAAGAATTGGTGCTTGTAAAGTTGGAATTCAGGAAATTCTTAATGCTTATAAGAAGTTCAAGTAATCACCACTTCTTACAAGAAATGCAGGATTTTTAAGTCCTGCATTTTCTTTTACTTCTTGAAGTTTTTGAATGTAACTCTTACAACTTTCCCCAAGGCTTCCAGCCAAATTTTAAAAAATTCATAGGTTACTTGTCTTTGTTCTTCTGTGCAGTGTTCCAAGAAATCCTTATACACTTCCAACTTGACAGGTGCAACCTTTTTGAAATTCCCTTTAGTGGCTTTTAAAGAACAGAAATCAAAACACCAACTGTTTTTTACATCTTCCTTTGTGAATCCTTCCTTATATGCAATTTGATACAAATCTTCAAAGTTGGAATATAAGGGTTTAATTTCTATTTCTTCTGTTTCCCTTGGTTCTGTTTTCAGCCTGTCTTGGGCTTTAATAAAGGCATCAAGCCGTTTTACATAGTCCTTATAGGTTTCCCCTTCATTTGGATTATTTACGGCTTCTGTTGGCTTTTTAGCCATTATTCAGCAGGTTTTTCCGCTTTGGGTTTCCGTCCCCTGTTGGATTTAGGCTTATCACCTTCAACTGCAAAGAACTGTTCAAACTGTTCCTTGCTGATTTTCACCTTGGGGGCTACAGCAGCATCTTTTTCAAAGTAATAATCAGCAACAATTTCCGCAAGTTCCATTGCGGTCTTGGAAGAAAGAAGAATGTCCCTTAAAGTTACCTTTGGGGAAGCAGAAGCCTTTAAAGCCTTCTTTGTTGCAGCATTTAATACAAGTGCCATAATAAAAACATTTAATAAGGTTAATGCCACAAAGATATAAAATATTTCTGATTATGCAACAGCAAACTGTGGTAATATTTTTTCTTTGTACCATTCTTCAACTACCTTCCTATCCTCTTTCAAGTAGTTTCTAAAATCATAAGCAAAATCCCAAGCAAAATATTCTTCATTGTAGTTATTCCAAGTAACATAGATTGTTTTACTTTCAATCAAACCCTTCAATTCATTTCCAATTGAATCATCAGGTAATTGGATTTTACTTTTCCTTCCTTTTGTCATTCCATTATAGTAAGTAGTAGAAATAGTTTGAATAGAACTTTCTTTATTAGTATTATTATATATTCTATATATTCTATCTTTAGATACCTTTATACCACTATCTTTCAATGTAAGGTAATTCCTATAAGCAGATACAGATAAATCCAACATTCCAAGAATATCTTCATCAGTTAAAGACTTGGAAGGTATTGTTATATGGTTTTCTTCAATGTACCTGTATAAAGTCCTTTCTGAAATTGGGAACAGGTTTTCATTTATTATTGCAAGATTTTCCTTAACCCCAAGGGAAGTATCATAATAATCAGCAATTAAATTCCATCTAATCAATTTAAGTGCTTCATTCCTGTATGCAAGTTTATCTGAAATCCCCCTTCTTATAATGATTCCTGACTTTGGGGCTTTACTTTTCAGGTAAGCAATATTATCTGAATACTTTTCCTGTATCTGTTCAATTGTCATACTCATTGCATTTTCAACATTTCTTGCAAGGCAGTCAATTGTTAAATCTTTATCTATTTCAAAGAATCTGTGTACATCTTCATAAGCATTGAATAACAAAGTATCTGCATCAACAGAAGGCATTATAACCCTACGCAAACACATTCTTTCAAATAGTTTCTTTCTTCTTTTGTTTCCGTCCTTCACTGTCTTTGCATTATAATACAGGGCAAAATAGTTTTCATCTATTTCCTGATATATTCCACAAGTCCAATTGTCCTTTTCAACCCTGTAGAAGTAGTTATATTTATGCCTGTTGTATTTCATGAATTCATCATAATCCAACCTTTGCATATCAGATACAAGTTCTTTGTTACAGCAGATACATTGGTTTGAAGTACAAGTATCTTCTTGTTGGTAGGATATTGTTTCTACTTCATTTTCATCATTTCCTTCCTTTTGACATTCTGATATAGATAGAAAGAAAGAAAAGTTCTTAAATGAATAATTGTTATTTGTTATATTATATAGTTCTTTAGATATACCATTTACTTTATCACAAGTAACAGTTTTATAATAACAGTAGTGTTTTAAGAAATCAATATATCCATCTGTAGTTACATTGAAATCTTCAAAGGAATAGATATTGTTTGTAAGTCCTGATGAAAGTATGATATTGGGGTTATTCCTGTTAGTTCCATTGAAATACTGTGAGCATCTTAAATTGCAATCATCCTCAATTTCTTCACCTGAATCTGCAACAATAACATTATTCAAATTCCAAGCAACATATCTAAAATAGTATGGGTTTGGAATCAACTTATCAAATACATAGATTAACCTGAATCTTGCACCTTTATCTGCTTGAAGGTTTGAATAGGTTGTATAGTAGAAAGTAGGCTTACAGGATAAGGTTGAAACAAATGCATCTGCTGTTTCATAATTGGTTTTATCAATATCCACACCAATAACATAACTACCAACAAAATTTTCATCTTTCTTTTGGGTTGTTCCAAAACTTCCATCTGTTCTTGTTTTAGTTGGATTAAACAAGTGGCAGAATACATAGCCATCTAAAAGGTTGTTTAAAAGTTCTTCTGCTGTTGTGGTGGTTCTTGTATATCCAATGCCTTTATTTGCAGGGAAACCGTATTCTTTCCTTATTTGCCTGTTTTCCTCATTTTTGGTGCTTCCAATCATTGCACCACTAATAGTTTTATCTGTGAAGAAATCCGTACTTAAGGAAACTTCAAATTCATAATTGTTGTTTATAATCATTGTTTATTCTGTTTTATTTGTTTATTCTTGGGGAATCATGTTTATTTCCCTTAATCTATACATTCTATCAAAGTTGGAAGCCCCAAGTGCTTGCTTTGCTTCCTTCCTACTGTGATAAATAGTACCTGTCTTTATCACAATCCAATAACATTTGTTCTTTTCCATAGTGTTCTGTTTGAATGGTTATACAAAAACCCTGTAACCTAACTTGCAGATTACAGGGTGAATAAACAATATGATTAGAAACAGAATTTCCTTAATTGCCTATCCTGAATTGCAAGATTAGATTTTTGGATTCAATAATAAATATATCTTGAAAGCAAAAAGTTCAAGATTTTTTCAAAATTTTTCTTTGAAAAGATTTTTACCCTGAATTGGGTGCTGAATTTTTGACAATACAAATATACAAACTTTTTGATTATTTATCAAATTTTTATTAAATAAATTTAAAATTTTTTATCTTTTATATGTATAAGGGTTTGAAGGCTTCTTAACAGTAATTTTTTGCATTTTATCTGCTTTAATAGTATCTTAATCTCATTATATTGCATCTTATCACATATAAGGAATTGAAGCCTTTTTAACCTACTTTTTTATTATTTCAAAATTGCTTAATAGTTGGGGCATTTTTGCGGATTTTCAATTGAAAATCTGCTGCGGATTTTCAATAAAATAAGGGTATTTTCCCAAAAGTCAAGTGAAAGCACAAAAAAACAGGGGATACTTCACAGCAGCCCCTGTTGGTATGATTTAAGTGAATTTGAAGTCTAATCCCCCTTTGGCTGTTCCACTAATTAGAACTAAAAGGAGAAAATAGATTCACCTGCACCTGAACAAACCCTGTGCCAATACCCCTTTAATCCCAAAAATAACCCTGATTCTGTCAGTTTGGCAGGGTATCAGGGTTACTTCCGTTATGGTTTGGGTTTGTCATAATGTTTTGCCATAGTAAAAATTTTCTCTCTATGCAACTTTTTCCAAGTAAAGCCAAAAAGCAGTACCAAGGAACAGATGAACCACCCAACAAAAAATTTCATTGATTTTGGTGGAACTTCAACCACTTTTTCAACTTCTACAGGAACTGATTCTTTCAAATAAACTGTATCTTTAATTATCCTTTCTTTTTCAGTTGTTCTTATATGTTGTTCAGTTCCTTTTTTGTTTTCTATTCTGCCTTTTATATGGTTGTTTTCTATCCATGCATCAGCAACAGCAAGTGTAGTTTCCAAGTGCAAAGTATCTGCATCTGAAACCAAATCAATATATCTTTCAATTGGGATTATTCTGATGCTGTCTATTATATGAATTCTTGTGCTGTCAATGTAATTAATCTTTGTTTCTGAATTCAGGGGAACATATTTAACCGTAGAACACCCACAAAGGCACAAAAACAAGCCTACAATCAAAGATATTTTTATTTTTGTGTAATTCTTCATCTTGAAATTTTTAGGCTGCTAAATTAAAAATCTGATGCCTTTGTTCACCCTTGGAATTTTTCAAGCCAATATGAACCCATCTTTTTGCATCATCCTTATTAAATGTACTGTTTCCTATCCTCTTATCACCTTTTACTTGTTCTATGATTACTTGGTCAAAATCAGTTCTATTTTCAAAGAATTCCTTACAAAATTCAATAAATCCATCTAAATCACCATTAGCAGGTACTAAATCAACTGCATACCCTTTTAAGTGTGCAGAAGTCTTAACACCCCCAACCATTGCATTTAATTCTTCACATCTAAAACCACTTGTAATAGTTAAAGCACTACCCCAAGCAGCCCTTAATTCATTTAGCAAGGGAAGCATTTCTTTTATATGCTCAATAACTTCAAAACTTGGAAGATTAAATATCTTGTTTTTTCTTGCTGTTGAACTTTTAAGAAATTCTTCCAATTTAAAGTAGTTATTCATCATTGTTTTCTTCTTTATTGAAATCCCCAACTGTTATTGAAGTATTATTGTGTTGTACCTTTGTATCAAGTCCTTTATCAATTGCCTTTGCTACTTGCCACAAAGCACCAAAAGCAAATAATTCACCTACACCTGCAAGTACAGAACCATCTATAACACCCATAGGAGGAACACAAAATGAAGCAATAATAAGCCCTATTGCAGCAAATGTTAGTATTTTTAAATACAGGTTATTGTGCCATGTTTCAACTAATATTTTTTTCATAGTTCAATAGTTTTATAAAAGGGGGTATATTTCAACCCCCTATTTATTATTGACAGAAATTAGCAACAAAGTTCCTATAAACTGCATCTGCAAACTGATAATATCCTTTTGTATCAGGGTGAACACCATTAGAACCAAGCATTTCTTTATTTACACTGTTTCTTTTATTAACATTTGTTTCCCTGTAAGGCATATTATAAAGTGTATCAAATTGTGGTGCAGCACCTACATACTCACAGTAAGAACTGAATTCTTCAAGATTACACATATCCTGTAAGGCTTTATTATAATTCAATGCAGTTTGTTTTACCCCTTCTGGGTCAATTAAACTACCACTTGCACCATAATTATAACCAAGTCCACCTGTTATAGATGGCATTTGCAAACCTATAATTTTAAGTTTTGCGTTTGGATATTCATTGTGTAGTGTTCTTGCAAAAGTTTTTGCGTAACCAATTTGGTCTGTTTCTTGTGTTCCTGAATATTCTTTCCAAGAGCCCTGACCGTTCCAAGTTAGTAAAGTATATACAACATCTATTGTTGAAGCACCACAATTCTGTACATAAGGAATAAAACTCATTTTATTATTGGTATCATCCCAAAGTGGATTAGCATTTTCAACTTCAAATGAAGTAAATGTTATTGTTGCATCTCCATCACCACTTGTTTTTGTTAATGTTCCACTTGTTTCAGGAACATTTGCATTTGAACTTGTAGTGCATCTAATATTACCATCACTTCCTGTTACATTAATTTCTTGAACAGTATAAGTGAAACCATTATTTGTATAAGTTGCACCAATAGAAAGTGAATTTACATTATTTACATAGAATCTAAATGCACCACCACTGCCTTTTGATATATAACTTGCCCAAGTCCATCCGCCTACACCAAAATAATCTACTTCTTGATTATTAATAGTTGCTGTTTTATATCCATAGAATTCAATATTAGAAAGTCCATTACCAACAATTGAATCATAAGTAGAAGTTCCAACTAATCTTCTTTTTGCTTCACCACACCAAACACCAGCTGTTGTTAATGAATCACCAAAAGTGAATACATTTACAGGATTAGAAGGTGAAGAAGGTGCAGCAACAGTAACCAATGAACAAGAACCTTGACCAAGGATAGTATTTGTTTTATTGTCCTTTACATAAATTGTAAGTGTTGTAGTTCCAATATCATCAACAGTTGGTGTATATTCAAAATATCTTGGGAAGGTTTTACCCTTTGAACAGTTAGCATATATATTATAAATTTCTGTGTTATATGCACCTACACAACCCTGATAGAATACTTGTAAAGTATCACCCACAACTGCATATAATGTATTAGGAAGATAAACACCAACAGCATTATTATTAGTAATTGCTTCATTAACTGTTGTATCTATTTGTGCTTCTACCTGTGAAATTACATCTTCACTAACACCTGAAACTGCTTCATCAATTCTTTCATCTATTATTGATTTTTTATAATATCTTAATATTGGTGCTGTAACTCTATATCTTGCAGAAGAAGTAACAGACCCAACAGACCAAGATACATTAAATGGATTATCCCATATACTTGTATTTGTAGTTAAATATGCATATCTATTACTATTGGGGTCAAAAGCAGGTGTTTCAGTGGCTAATGTGCCACCACCACGCAATGATATTGAAGCACTTTCACCATATACAAGAACATAAACAGAATTTCCAGCAGGAATTGTTACAGGATTATCTAAAGTGATAGTATAATTATCTATTGAAGTAGTTGTTAAACCTTCTATAATTCCTGTAGCAATTATTGTTGAAGCAGTGCTTGGATTGAAATTCCCACGGACCACAGGTCTATAACAAATACAATATTTAGCGTTCATTGGTGGAGTTGAAGAAGTATACATTCTTGGTAGAACTATTTGGTTGATAACAGTATCTTCTGTTAAAAGTTCCGTATTAGTACCTACACCTCTCCAGCCGTCCCAAGCACCATTTTCTTCATAATATTGTTTTTCACCTTCAATGATATAAACAGTTTCATCTGTATTATTAACAATTTCATCTATATCATTTTCATTTGTAGTAATTCTTGAATCAAAACCACTAACTGTTTCTTCAAGTTCAGGAAGTACAGCAATACTTTCATTTATAGAATTAATATTGTTTTCAATTTCTGTTACTTTTCCTTCAATTTGATATAATAGTTTTGGTGGAATTGTTCTAAATCTTAAGTTACTATTATTAACACTTCCTCTTGACCAAAGAGCATCAAACGGTGTTTCTGATGCAGAAGCAAGAAATAGAATTCTTCCATAATCAGATATATTTGGAAGTATCATTGTTGTATCTCCCATCAATAAACTAATTCTATAATCATAGGAATATAATAGAACATAAACACCATTTCCGGCGGGAATTGTTATTTCTGAATCTAATGTAATTGTATAATCTTTCCAAAAAGCATCATATCCTGTATTTGTGTAGTTCCATTCTATTTTACCTGTTTTAATTACATTTTGAAGATTAGGCGTAAATGTTCCAGTAACTGAATAACTACCATTAGCATAAAAAATGATATAATCTATTGTTGTTTGTGTAGCAGCAACTCTGAAAGGTGGAATAACAACCTTATTTATAACTGTATCTTCTGTTAAATTATCTGTATTTGCTCCTGAACCATTATAACTTGAAGATGTTGGAGTAACAGTAGTATCAGCAATAAAAGCATCTTCCCAATCACTTAACTGTGTGGTATTATCAAATTGGACTTCATCAATGCCTATTGTTTTTTCAGTATAATAATCAACCTTGGTATCAATATTGGTTATATCAGAAGTAACACTACTTTCAAAATCATCCTGCACAGTGTCAATAGTAGTTGTTAAATCTACAAGGGTATCACGCAACTTTTTAGCAGTAATTTCCTGTCTATTGTTATCAGGTAGGTTAGTATTGATTTCTTGAATTATATTATCAAAATTTGCCATAGTTTAATTTATTTATCTTATAATTGTTTTATATGTAAAGTAATCATCTGAATAATCAAAATTGAATTCACCAAGGATTTTAATTACTTTCTTTTGGTATTCATCTGCACAAACATCATTAGCAGTTGTAATTCCAATGTTACAGTAAACCCCTGCACATTCCGCTTCAAATCTTTGTGTAAATGGCTGATAGGTTACTGTTGTATCATTGGGGTTAAGTAGTTCAACATCTTCCAAAACTCTAATTAAATTTCCAAGGGTCACAATTCCCACACTTTGAATTTCAGTTTTATTTCTCTTATCTGCTGTTAATCTATCAACATAAAACAGGGTAAAGTTATAAGTAATATAATCTCCATTCTGTGTGTGTTGGTTCTGTTGGCAGCAAAAAGCAGCATATCTTTGCTTGAAATTATCTTTATTCAAATCAAATACATCACCTGTCTTTACAACTGCATTTATATTGGGCTGTGAAAGTGCTGCTTGATTTATTATTTGTATTGTTTCTAATAGTGTCATGGCTTACTTTCCTTTATAACAGTTATTCCAACCCTTTCCCCTTACACCACCTAACCAAAGTCCACCTGATGCAGCACTGTATAAGTTTGCCTTAATTTCAAAACATTTTGATTCACCAATTTCAGGAAGATTAGAACGGTTAGCAAGTATATAATCTTGAAGAATTCCTTGGAAGTAATCAGCCTTCTTTTGATAGAAGTTTTGAACTAACAAAGTATCTTCAACCCCAAGGGATTCAATATTATCATCAGAAGTTTTTGAAACTCCAATATTATCAATCTTGAAAGTGGTAATCATACACAGTTTAACAAGAACAGTATAAGCAAGAAAATACTGTGATTCATTCAGTAACTCTTTATATGCACTGTTTTCATCTAATTCAATATCACCTGAATCAACAAGGGTTTTCAATTTATTCAACATAGCAGTACCAACTACTGATTTCAATTCAATTTCTTGTGCTTCCCTGATTGCTGTTTGCATTACCTTTGTATTTATGTTGTCAGATGCATTTGTTGCACTTTTAACAAATTCTTCACTTGTAAGTAGTATTTCAGTCATATTTTAATCCTCCCAATCAATTTTAAATGGTATTATTTCAATGCAATCCTTTCCAAGTATTTTATCAAAGGCAGCAATTAGTTTATTTTGAATTGGCTTTACCATTGTACGGGAAAACAGTTTATATGCTTCTTTGAATTCCTGTTCAGAAAAGCCTGTTGTTTCAGTCATAATTCCAAATAGTGCAGGTATTGCCCTAAATGCTGTGAATAGTTCCTGTTTGCTTCTTTTAGAAAGGGAATCATACTTTTCACCAAAATCTTCTGAATCAATTTTAGTAATAGTTACTTCATGTTCCTTTGAATCATTGAAAGACAGAACAGGACGGGATGCATTTTCATAACCAACATATTTTTCATAGAAATTATCTTCAATTTCTTCCTTCTGTTCATCAGTTGGTTTTCCACCATTGAAATTAACAATATAAGAACCTGCAAAGTTGTTATTAATACTGTTAAGGTGATATTCATTAATTGCCTTTTCTATTTCACAGGACTTTAAAGATGCACCATATATAGGGGTAGGATAAACCTTATTATATTCATTGGAATAAAAGAAGATGGAATTAATGTTTTCTTTTTCATCAGAATAAGCAGGATATTCCAAGAACTTAACCCTTCCCCAAGATTTTCCCCAATCTTTAGAATAATAGAATTTGGTTCTGTCCTCATTACTTCTTATATGACTAAAATCCAAGTAATATATTTCAGCAACAGTTCCCATTCTGTTTTTAATTACATTCAAGGCAAAACCACCATATATGCAGTAATCCTTTGCACATCTTTGAAATATTTCTTCTACTGTTTCACCCTTGGAATTTATTTGCTCTTTATATTGTTCATATTTGACTTTAATTTCATCCCCTGCAACATAATCAGTTAATCCATCTATAATAGATTTAAGGGTTGCAACATCATCATATAATGAAAGTATATAATTGGGATAATCATTATTTTTACCCCAACTAACAAAGCCCTTTTTGCTATCTATTTCAGTTGGTAGAACAATATTGCTTTCTACATATTGCCCAATAGCAGCAAAGGATAGTGAAAGTTTGGTATTTTCTTTTTTAGTATCTTTTTCCATAATTAGTTAGGGTTATATTGTTTAAATGTTGTTTGTTTATTATAATCTTTGTGGGGCTGTGTATAATCACCAATTTGGATTATTCCATAGGAAACTATTTTATCATCTGCAAACAGTTTGTAATTGTATTCCCCATTCTGATAGGCTGAAAAATCAATTGGAAATGAATACCAATTGTTAAAGTGTCCTTCATCCTGTACTTCTACAATCTTTGTTTCTGAAATTCCCTGTATTTCCATTTTAAATTGTTCAGGGAATACCTTTACATTTTTAGGTATGTAGCAAAGATTTTCAGTATTTTTGTCTATAATTATTACCATATTACAGTAGTTTTCTATCAAAATTGAATATATTTTTCAGTCAGTTTGTTTATATGAAAAATGCCCTACTACTATTGCAGTAGTAAGGCATTAATTATGTTTAACTTTTATTAGTTATTATCTACAATTTCAGAAATATTTACAAAGTCAGTATCACCTGTAGTTTCAGCAGAAGTTTTTACTTCAAAAGGAAAATCAGAAGAAACATCCTGTAGGGTGATAGTGTATCTATTTCCATCAGTAAAAGCAGTACCTGTTTCAGCACCACCTGCGGAAGCACTTACAGGGAGTTCCCTACCAAGATACCAAGTTAGTCCATTGGCATCAGTAACAAGAAGCACAAGTTCACCAAGTGCAAGGGCACTAACAGCAAGCCTTTTTGCAGTTTCTTGTTTAAGGAAAGAAAGGGAAACATCAGTATTAATTGAATTTCCATTAGCAGCATCAACATTAAGGGTTGAAGTCATGCTTGCAGTATTCTTTCTAAATTCAAATTTCTTGAATTTTGCTGTTCCATTCATAGTAATAGAAGTAATTTTACCGTCTGTTACAGTGTAAGAAGCAACATCATCATAATTTGCAGCATAAACTATTTTTAATCCCCCTATGGATTTTGCACAATCATTGCTAATAGAAGTAAGTATTTGAGAACAAGCCATAGTTTTATATAGTTTAAGTTTGGTTATTTTTTATAAAAGGGCTTAACTATTTTTGTTTAATTAAGCCCTTATTTTATTGCTTCTATTTGATTAGGCAGTTGCCTTTGTACCAAGAACAATTTCAGAAGGGAAAGCAACCTGAACACCTGCTACAAATTCAATAGCAAAACGGAATTCACGGTTATCCTTGCTATACCAAAGGTCAAAAATTTCATCACCATCTTCAAGGTTTACACCGTAGAACATATTGGAAAGTCTGCCTGCAACAGCCTTATTTGTTCCATTAAGACCTGCAACAGCAACTACACGGATAGCAGTGCCTGGAAGCATATATTCATTTTCTCCCTGCTGTGGGTCATAGTGATAAAGATTAGCAGAAACCAAATCCTGCATATAACTTCTATACATATCTTCACCAACAAAGATTACAGTATCTTCCTTAACAGCAACAGCAGGAATAGCAGCAGCAACTTTCTTAATGAAAGAATAAGCAGTTTCAGCAGCAGTTCCACTTACAGCAACAGCAGTGCTTCCTGATGCACCAAGAATAGTAAGAAATCCGTCAAATTCAACAGCATTAGCATTGGTAGAATCACCCTGCCAAATCATTCTTTCAACTCCTGCCTTTACAGATTCAAGAACAGAATCAATAAATTCCTTTTCAAAGGGCAAATCTCTATCAGTTTTACCCGCTTCAACTCTGACAAGATAGTTAGCCCATTTTGCAAGAAGATTCTTGTCACAGATACCCATATTAATCTTAAGTGCTCTTGGGGTAAGAATACGCTGTGAAAGGGTAGTTGCACCTGCTTCATTCCATCCGCAAGCAGAACCATCACCAAATACAACATCAGTAGAAATTAGATTAAGTGCAGTTGGGCCTTTAACACCTGTTTGAAGGGAAAGCATATAAGCAGATTTAGCACCAAGAACTGACTTTGCTATAAGTTCCTCCCTGCGTTCATCAACATAATTAGGAAGGCTTTGAACATTATAAGAATTAGCCATAGTTTTTTAATAGTTTAAGTTTCAGTTATATTTTAATTAGTCATTTAAATGGGAAAGAATAGAACAGGCTTTTCCCTTTTTTACATCTTGTTTATTGATTTTATTAAATTCCTGCTCAATAGGTTCAGAAGCAGGTTTTGTTATAATCTCATTATAGGAATTTTTAAGGCTTTCAATTTCAGCCTTCATTTCCTCAATAGTAGCCTTCAATACATCAATTTCAGCAACAAGTGCATCATATTTTGCATCAGAAGTTTCAGCAGTTGCAGGTTCATCAATTACTTCAACATTGGTTTCTTCTTCCATTTCTTCTGTCTGTGAATCAACTTCTGCCTTGGGGTCAATAATTTCAGAAACAATTCCATTAACCACTTTAATAGTCTTGCCATCTTCCGTTACATAATCACCATCAACAGCAGTTTCTTTTTCATCACCAAAATAAACTTCATCACCAACCTTTAAATCATCTTCACCTGTCCAATAAAGAATACCTTTATCAGTTTGGACTTCACCAAACTTGAAAAGTGCGTTCATAATTTTAGTTTTAAGACTCATTTCCTGTTTAGTTTTTAGTTTAGTTATATCAAATATTCCTTCAAGTGAAAATCCATTGAATACACCCTTTTTAATGGCATCCCATATTACAGGATTTTCAACCTTATAAGCAGCAAACAAACTACCATCTTCTATTTCTTCAAATCCCTTTGGATTAATCCCTTTTTCAGTATCTTTTATGAACAGTTCTATCAAGTTCACACCTTCAACATTACTTCCATCTGTGTGCTGAATATTAATGCTGTTATGCCTGTTATCAAGCATCATTTTTTCAGCCATCACTTTAATTGTTTCAGGGGAATATCTGATATAGAATTCACCAAGTTCTTTATCATATCTATAGATATTGTAGTTTGCCCTCATTAGCACACCAAAAACAATCCTTTTTTCTTCATTCTGAATTGTATAATTGAACTGCTTTTGTTTTTTAAATGCTAAAAAGTTGCTTTTAACAGCAGGACAATCTACCAAACTAATATTAAATATACCCTGTGTTTCATCTGTAATTAGGGCTTCATAAATTGGTAATACATTCATACTTTTTATTATTTAAATTGTTTTCATGTTGATATATAAAAACACCTAAAATTGTTTAATTCTTGATATTATAAGAAATGCTGTCATTGTCAATTAAGACAATAACAGCATCATCTATAAGTTATTTTCTTATCTTTAGAAAGTAGAATTCTGAATCTTTACCTGTGTATTTTCTTGTGCTTCTGTTATATCAGATTCTACAACATAAACCCTTGTAGAATTGTTTGTAGTTGAATCTGGAGCAACATTTAAGGATTGCAAATTCTGTATATCAGCACCTTCATTTAATAGTGGTGAAACTCCAACATTAGGAATTGTTGAAACAGCAGCAGTTGCATTTCCAAAGTCAGAACTTGGATTAGATGCATTATCTTTTGTTGTGCTTCTAATCTTGTTTATTTGGGTAATTCCTGCGGTTGTTACAGCAGCAGCAGTTGCACCACCTATAATTTGTCCCCAAGGGGAAGGATAGGTTTCTGATGCTTTCATAAATGCACCAATAGCACCTGCAATTGTGTTAATAGTTGCTTCCATAATTGCAAAGGCTTTCTGTTCACTGCTGCCTTCCTCAAACATTTCAGATAAAGAACCAAATAAAGTAGATATAGATACAGTTGCTGCTTCATAGGCTGCCTTTTTATTTTTGGCTGCTTCCTGTGCCTGTTTTGTTTCTTCCTTTGAAACTTCTTTTGCTCTCTTTTTATCAAGATTGGCAAGTTCTTGTTTCAATGCAGCAAGGTTTTCTTCTGCCTTTAATTGTTCATCTATATCACCAAGGAAAGCATCAAGATAATCCTGTTGCAGTTGGATTTTATCTACAAGAAGTTGCCTATTTATTTCATAGATTCTGTTAGCCTTTTCTTGCTCATTATCTATATCAATACCTGCATCAAAAATAGCCTGTCTTGCTTCATCATTTAATGCCTTTAAATCAGCATTATATTCTTTCATTTGTTCCTTGGCTGCTCTTTCTGCTTCTGCCACCATTTCAGCAGTTGCATCAACAACTTCCTTTGTGGATTCTTTAACAGCAGTTGCAGCACTTTTTGCTACTGCTTTACCTGTTTCTGCACCTGCTTCTTCTGCCTTGGGTTTAGATGCTGCTATTCTATCTTGAATTCCTGCTACAAACTGTTCCCCTATTTGCTTACCAACTTCAAAATTTTGTTTGAAATTGAATCCACTTTTAAATGCTTCTGTAATTCCACCAAGGGCATTAACAGCATCTTCTTTGATTTTCTTGAAGTCACCCGTAAAAACATCTTTAACAATATTTCCAAGCCCTATAAAACCTTGTGCAATTGTTTTTACAGGGGTTAAAAGATATTGCAAAAGGGCATTACCAACACCAACTGCACCTGTAATAATATTCTTAAAAGCATTAACAGCACCTTCTTTGAAATTGGCTATTTCTTCATCAGAAATTCCAATAAAAGCAGTAAGTTCTTTCCAATGGGTTATAAGTTGGGAAACAAGAATAATAATTCCACCTATTCCTGTACTTGCAACACCTTTTCTAATACCTGATAAGCCTGCTGTTGCTGTACTATTAACAGATTTAATTAGTGGCAATAATCCAAGGGTTTGCTTTGCTACATCACCAAGTGCCCCACCTGTTCCTTGTAGCCCACCAAGAACATTTTTAAAGGCTTCTTCAAATGCATTGGAATAGTCACCTACATTTCTTTGAAAGTTTCCTGTTGAAGCATCAAGTTCCTTTAATTTGTTATTAATATCAAGAATTTGTGAACCTAAACTTGCCCTTTCTGCTTCATCTGCTGTTGCTCTCCACTGCTTTTTTAAATCAGCCATTGTTTGAACAAGTTGGTTATAACTGCCTTCTGCTGCATCAGTATAACCCTTGCCAACTTTCATTACTTCATTTAGTTTATCCTGTTCCCTTTTAATTTCTTTTGCGGTTTCCTGATATTCTTCTGAAGTATCATCTAATTGTAGCAAACTACCCCTTAATTCATCTATATGCTTTTTATAGTCCTTTAAGGAAGTAATCCCTTGCCCTGTGTCTATTGTTATTATCTTTTTTATTTCATCAGCCATAGTTTATTAAGTTAAGTAGTTAGATATATTATTTACTTTTATCAGTTTAGCCTGAACAGGTTTAGAACTTCCAATAGCATAATTCTTTATTTCACTGATTACCCAATAACAGTTATCAAAGAAATAGAATTTTCTCATTGCTTCCTTTGGTTCATCTTCAATAAAAATATATGCTGTAATGCTCTTTGTGTTTTTGTTATACAGGTCAGTTATATATGATTTCCAAAACCTGTTATAAATGGTTGAATTCTGTGAATATGATGCATTAATAGTATCAAATACTTGTGAAGGTTCTACAAAATCCCAAGAGCCTAAAACAAATGGTGAATAATCATTGTAAACAGTATCATAATATGTAAGTTTATTGAACAGGGGAATTCTTGTATTAACTGCTGCAATATCAGAATTAACAGTATATAGATAGCAAGGATTATTGTTCAATTTCATCATTTCTTCAAGTGTATCACTGACTATAAATGTTTCATTTGAATCCCAACCGTTAAAGAATACAAGTGCATTATCTACTTCATCCATGTTATTATTTTCAGCATCAAATAAACACAACCTTGCAGAAGAATCTTTGTATTTAGTTCCATAATCTGCACTGATTACACTGTATATTGCTGCCTGTGTGGATTCATAATTTTCCGTTCCAAGCCTGTATAGGGTGTATTTATAACTTGGGGAAAGTATTACATTGGGTATTTTTGCAGTTGAAGAATATACTTCTTTGAAATAGTATGATGAAAGCCTGTAAGGGATTAAGTTTTTATATATGTTACCTTCCAAAATATTAGTTTCTTGGTTATTGAATTCATATCCTGTATTCAATCTAAATGAACCATAATCTATTGAATTCTTCTTTTTATATAGCAATGAAGCATAGGAATCAGGGGTTTCAAGTCCTAATTTGTACCACTTACTGTTACTGATTGTTGGACTTATTTTAATACCCTTGCTTAAATCAACCTTCAATTTCTTAATCTGATTTTCATAGTATTTGTTTCTTTCCTCAATATAAACAGTGTTATTATATTGGCTATACCTGAATTTCAGATTAAAAATCTTGGTGAAGTCAATTAGATATTTATACGGTGATTTAGTATTCCCAAAAAGAACATCTTTTGTTATTTGGGTTTCCTGAACAGAAGAATCACTATTTTTATCATATACTCTACCTGAAACAATGTTAAATATTGAAGTAGTAGCATAAACATCATTATTATAGTTGCTACCCCAAGTTCCATTAACTTGATACCATTGTTTAGCACTATCAAACACCCTATTTATATAAGTCCAGTTTTCAGGACTATATCTATTAGCGTAGGTATATTCTACACCTGTGAAGATTCTATTAGCAACTAATTTGATTTTTACAGGATTATTTGAATTTGTGAATTCAGAAGTAAAACTTAATTCAGCATCATAATCATAAGTAGTTTGTGTTTGGTATTGTAAAGTTTTAGTGAATCCCTGATAAATGAAGTCCTGTGCATTATATTGTTTTCCTGTTGAAGAAGTCAGTGCATTTGCAAGAGAATTGTATAAATGATTAGTAACAATATAATCCCTTGTTTCCCCAATTGAATAAGCAGAATTATAGTTATTTGCATAGATATAGGTTTTGGAAGCACCTAAATATGCATCAGTAGTTGCATCATAAATTTCCGCCCTTACTGCTATTCCTTGCCAATAATAGGTATAGTAATAATCATCTACATATTGTTCATCTTCATCTATTTCTTCCCAAGTATTATACATATCATTAGCCATATTTGTCCCATTATAGGGTATAAAGGCAAGGTGCAGTTTAAAGTTAATATCAATGGAAGGCTGTGTATAATTGTTGATTTCAAACACCAACCCCTGACTATTAGACAAATCAACTGTACTTGAATGGGTACTTGTATTTAATTCAATTGGATTACTTGCATACTGTATGTTAGAATCAGTATTGAAGTTGTCCCAATTAGGTTTGTTAAGTAGTATATAACTATTCTTGAAATAGGGGGAAGTCCTAAAAGAAGAATCTAATTCAATATTGTAGCCACCATTATAATTAGGGTTAGAAATTGCGTTGAAAAATGAACTGAATTTTAATCCTATTCTTTGTTGATTACTTCTTAAATCTTTTGCTTCCCATTCAACAAGTTCCCTTGGCATTTCAACAAGTGCATATCTTCCGTTATATGGTGTATATGTATTACCATCATTTATAAGGCTTGTTGGTAGATATGTTGAAAGGCTGCTATCCAAATTCTGTAAATCTACAAGACATTTATTATTGTCAAATTCTTCATTTAAGCCATTGTAAACAGGAATAGCAGTTATATCATTTTGCAGGGTATTTGTTGTTGGGGTTTCTATTGCGTTCCAACTGTTGATAATATAATCCTTATTCCACAACCCAAGAACAGTGCTGTTTTCTGTTTCTAAATCAGAAGCCCATCCAAAGAAAACATCTTTCAAAGTTTTTTCTTGTTCAGATTCATCATACATCAAGTTATAGAACAGGTTTCCAAGACCGCCATACAAAGTAATAGAGTATTCAATATCTTTATCTGTAACCGTTATTTCTGTTAGTTGTATGTAGCCCTGTTCAATAATATCAGCATTTTCAACCAACTTAAAACCAACCCTTTTAGAAGCATCAAAATTTGTGAATACACCTGTACCATCATTCAGGATTCTATCAAGTTTCCATATATTCCCAAATATGTTATTATTGTTCTTTGTGCCTTTAATCTTTACTGTAGATGAAAAACTGTTTTTAATTGCGGAAGGGGATTCTGTGTCAATGCTTGAATAATTGAAAACAATGTTTATATTATCTTGCAAATCTATTTTGTTATTTTCTATATAAAGTTCAATCATATTACATTCTTATTTTATTCTGTGCTGATTCAACAGTTATTGTATAGTTATATAATTTTCTTCCTTGGTTCTTAAAGGTTTTTTCTGTCTGTGAATTATTGGTAATTACAACAGGTAGAATTTTCCCTGTTTCCAAGTCATGTAAATAGATACTAACACTTCCAAATAAATTATACATCTGTGAAGATTGGAAATCAGTAAGGAATCCTGTAGTTAAATTCC